TAGTAGTAGACTCCCAAAAGAGCTAATACAGAAACCATGGCAACAATTGAGGAATTACAAAAGGACTTGGCACTTCAAGAAGGCCAATTGACAATAACTAAACAAAAACTCAAAGATGCCCAAGAACAATATGAAAAGGATCCAGATGATATAAACAAGGCAAGCGTTCTACAGAGACAAATGGATGCAAAGATGACAGAAGATAGGGTCAACCAGTTAAAACAAATGATAGCTGATAGACTCAAAGCAGGTGCCCAGTCTGCAGCAGCACAAGAGCCAACAGGAATGGAGTCTGATGATCACCTATCCCAAAAATCAATGCTCAGATACGGGAACACTATGGACTTGAATATGATTGACCTTGAGGAACCTAGTGGACAGACTGCAAATTGGCTTGCCTTGATCACTTATGTCATTGGCTTTGTAGATACAATCTTGCTAAAAGGTCTCTATATGTTTACAACTAGGGGCCGTGAAACAATAAAGGATAATAAAGGTACACGGATTAAATTGAAAGATGATTCATCCTATGTGGAAGTTGGTTCTATCAGAAAGCCGAAACATCTTTATATCTCATTACCTAGTACCCAGTCATCCATAAAAGCTGATGAACTAACACCAGGCAGATTTCGGACTTTAGTATGTGGACTTTATCCAGCTAAAGTAAAACAGAGATGTATGATTAGTCCTGTCATGGGAGTTATAGGGTTTAATTACCTAGCTAAAGATTGGGATGAGAGAATAGAAGACTTTATGACACAGCGTTGCCCTTTTATTCAGGTAGTAACCCAAGCAGCCATGGCTCCTCAAAATGCAAATTTAGATTTTATGAAGGAAAGGCAAGATAATCTTAACAAAATGAGAACTCCTGAGTCACAGGCTATTGAACAAATGATCCAAGGGACACAATGTACTGTCATTGATAGTATAGAGTCCCCTTCTGCAGTTTGGGTCTTTGCAGGTGCTCCAGATCGTTGCCCACCAAATTGTCTTTTTATTGCAGGGATGGCTGAGTTGGGTGCCTTCTTCTCAATCCTACAAGACATGCGTAATACAATCATAGCCTCAAAAACTGTTGGGACAGCAGAGGAAAAGCTAAAGAAAAAATCATCCTTTTATCAATCATACTTGAGGAGAACACAATCAATGGGTATTCAGCTTGATCAAAGGATTATTATTTTATTTATGTATGAGTGGGGCAAAGAGATGGTGGACCACTTCCATCTGGGTGATGATATGGATCCTGAGCTTAGAAACACAGCTCAGGTTCTTATTGACCAGAAAGTTAAAGAAATTTCCAATCAAGAACCACTAAAAATCTAATTCAATATAACTGCTGATATACTTTAAGTTTAAGATGGTGGTGGGCATATATATACTTAGATATTATACATAGTAGTAGCTAGTAAGTATAGTAGAACAGAATGTATATATTAGTAGGTAAGTACTATACTGTATATCTTGTAGGTTATTATTAAATGGTAAGTCAATGGTAAGTTAATGGTAAGTTTATAAAGATTATATGTGATAAAAAATGTTGAAGTCAATAAGTCTAAATATTACATGCTATTAAGCAACTATTAATTTATAAATTTATTAATTTATCATGATTGTGCAATTTAAATCTATACCATTTAATTATGGCTTAATTCTTAGATTCAATGAATCTATATCTACCTCAACCCCCTTCCCCCTTACAACTACCTACCTCATCATATTTTCTCCTTTTTTGCTTTATTGGGAGTCTACTACTA